AATGATCTGCACCGCCTGCCCGGGTGCGGCTAAAGCATTGATAGACAAGATGGCGCTTGCAGCGCAGCACCGGATGGCCGAGCAGATGGAACGTGAAAAAGCAATGAAAGGATAGCCCGCTATGAGTGAATTTACAGACAGCCTGCCTGAAGACATCAGGGACGGCGACCATTGGGAAGGGATCGAATCAACAGAGGATCTTGCCCGTAATTACCACAAGGCGAAGACAACGCCTTTTACCGAAACACTGCCGGAAGAGCTAAGGGGCCATGAGGCGCTAAAGGATATGGACCCGGTTAAGCTGGCAGAATCTTATGTTTCGACTATCGACAAGGTGCCCAAGGTGCCGGCGTCGATTGACGAATATGTTAACCCCGAACTCCCCGAGGGAATACCGCTTGACGAGGCGGCTAACCAGATCTTTAGGGAAGAGGCTTTAAAAGCTGGAATGACCAACGAGCAGTACCAGGCAGCAATGTCGTTCGACATTCAGCGCCTGACATCGCTTATGGACAGCCTTGAAGCCCAACGTAAGGAAACGGTAGCGCAAATCGCCACGGAACAGAACCAATCCGAGGATGACGTGGTTAAGGCAACGAAGAATGTAGCAGAAAAGCTGGGATTGGCCGATATGCTCGAAAAGAGGCCGGACATCAGCAGTGACCCTGACTTTATCAAGGCGATGCACGCTATAAGCTCTAAGATAAGCGAGGACACGTTGAAGTTTGGCAAGGCCGGAACTGACAACAGCATCCGGCGGGGAGCGGATGGTAGGCCGATTATCCAGTACGAATCCATGCAATAACGAGCCCGCCTGCGAGAAACGGGCAAGTAAATGGCAACAGCAGTAACCACGAGCAGGATGACCATTGCGGAAGTCCTGAAACGATTAGATCCTAATGGCAGCTTGGCTCAAATAGCCGAAGTCCTGCAAGAAACCAATGACATTTTGATGGACGCGCCCTTTATGGAGGGCAACGATATGTGGTCGAACAAGACCACGCGCAGAGCGTCCGAACCTTCCGGCACGTGGCGCAAGTTCAATGCCGGTATTGACAAGGAACGCAGCGAGACCGTTGAGGTGGTCGATACCATCGGCCTCTTGGAAGCACGTTCCGAGATCGATATGGAAATCATCAACAGCTTTCCCGACAAGTCTGCGGCCAGGAGCCAGGAAGACATGGCTTTTGTCGAAGGGCTCGGCAAGGAAATGGTCGCCACCATGCTTTATGGCGATGCAACCGACGACCCCGAAGAGTTCACCGGGCTATCCCCCCGTCTGGACAGCTTAAACTCATCCGCTTATAACGTGATCGGTGCAGGAGGCTCTGGCGGCGACACCACCTCGATCTTTGTGGTTGATTGGTCTCCAAGCACATGCTTTATGGCGTATCCTCGCGGAACGAAGGGCGGCTTGGAGCATATCGACCGTGGCATTGAAACAGTACTTGACGGCAGCAGCAAGCCTTTCCTGGCTTATGTCAGCGTTTTTAAATGGCGAGCCGGCCTTGTGGTCAGGAATTTCAAGTCGATTGGCCGCATTGCCAATATCGAGGTAAGCGGAGCATCCAACATCTTTGATGAGGACGACCTGATCGACTTGCTCACGAGAATGACCCGTGGGCCTGGACGCCGGATCTATGTCAACCAATCCATTGAGGCTCAGATGTGGAAACGCCTGAAAGACAAAACCAACGTCTATTTGAGCGCCGCTGATGGCCTTGACGCCGGTGGTGCTCCGATGCGCTTCAATGGTGTACCGGTTAGAATGGTTGAGCAGATTTTGGATACGGAAACTGCTGTCAGCTAAGACAACGATTAATCGCGCCGCCCGCGAGAAGGATTAACAAGATGGCATTAGACAATGATTTCAACTTTTCTGACAAGCAAAGTGTCGCTATTTCGAGCGGCTCAACTTCTGTCAGCACATATGTCAACTACAACGCTGCCTCGCCCAAGGACTGCTTTGGATCCTCCAAGGCGCTTGAGATTGGCGGCAGCATGTTCACCGTCCAGGTGACTACCACAACCACAGGGGCAGGCGGCATCATTACCGCAGCCCTTACCACCAAGGCCGCAGACAAGAGCATAAGCTCTGGCGGCACCACCATTTGCTCGGTTACCATCCCGGCGACCACCACTGCCGGCGCAAGGTATCGAGTGATGATACCGCCCGGGACCGAACGCCTCGCTTACCTTGGTGTTCTTTATAGCGTTGCGGCGACTGTCTCCTCCGGCAACGTCAACGCTTTCCTCGGGCCTCCGAGCGAAGAAAACGACAGCTAAACCGTTAACGCCCCGGGGTAACAGCCGGGGCTAAACCTTAAGGAGTCTTTAGAATGGCAACACAAGACGTTACCGTGAGCAAGGCGGTGGGCGGCTCTAAGATGAGCGGCTTGAAAAACGCTATCAAGCTCGATCTGTATGACGTGTACACCTCCGAAACCGGGTCCACCTATCCACACAACTACGCAACTGATGGCCCTCAAACTATCGTTGTGGTCTATGAGAAGAAGGGCTCAAGCAACACCTGGGCCAAGGCCACAATGGACACCAGCGCATAAGGAGATAACCATGCCCGAAAAGCCCGCAATTACGTTTTATAAGAGCCTGACAAGGCTCGATGTCATTGAGCATATCCATGATCGTCTTACACGCGACAACTGGTTTATTGACGCTGAATCTGGTAAGTACCGGCCCGGGTTCAGAGCTTTAGACCCCAACCGCAACTGGATATATACATATTCCGATCCTGAAATGCACTGCGGGATGTTCCTTATGATAGCCGATGTCGGAAAGTTCGTGCCGCGGCGTTGCCGGAAGTGCTGGAAGGTTGTCGTTTTGCCCCGCACAGTCGATGAGTTGATGAAGCTTTATGCGCTTCAGGTCGAGGTGATGATACCGAGTAAATGGTACTGCAAATGCGGTAATGATGACAGACCGTGGACCTCCTCAAACTACGGCGGCTATTGGTATTGCACCTCTAAGGATATGGGCCTTACACGCTACAAGAGAGTCCGTAAGCTTGTATCAGAGCGTATCAACCCAGAGGTTCCGGTTATTCTCAAGCGGTATTGCACCGAGTATGAACTGCAATTTGGGCCAACTGATACCTACCAGCCGCCGGAGGACTGCGAGGAAGTGGAAGACGCTATCAGGGCTGCGCTCGATTTCAAGGCCGGTGCTTCGAGGAATAACGAAACTCAGCCGGAATACGTTAAAAGGCACATCATGGCGAAATGGCTTAAAAAAGCGTGGTCTATCGGTGATATGACCTGTATGCTCTACAACAATAACGAACCATTTTACCGGCCCCTTGTTACCTATCACCATGAGGCCGAAGGAGGTGACTCATGAAGTACCAGGCAGTACGAAGTTGCCTATATCATGGCAAGCGGTTCAAGGTGGGTGACTTCCTTCCTGATGGGTGGGAACCAATTCACCACTTCAAGCCGCTCGAAGAGGCTAAGGAAAAGATCACAAAAGACAGAATGATTAAGCTCGGCATAAAGCCCAAGGTCAATAAGGCGGCTAAGAAAGCGATCAAGGCCAAGGCAGATCAGATCAGAAACGATGCCAACCTTGAGGTTCCAGAAGAGCCGGCGCTTAATTTCCTAACCGCAACCGAGAAGGATCTTGATGGCTACACCCGCAAGCAACTTGCCGATCAGATCTTAGACCAATACGATGTTGGCCTTAACATCGATGGCCGCAGCAAGGCCGATATCGTTAAGAAGGGCATCGAGATTGCAATGGAGAAACGCAGAGATGAAGACTAAAACACTAATTATAGCGGCCCTGGCGCTGCTCATGGCGGCTCCATGCTTCGCGGCATGGTCGGTATCGGCCTCGACGGTTGTGGACAGCTACGCTGACGATGTGGGTGAACACAATTTGGTAAAGCTCACCATCGTAAGCGATGGCTCAAGCGGCAGTGTTGATACCTCAGACCTTACAAATGTGGTGTCCCAGGACTTTCGCGGCTACATCTACTGGGTCGGCATCGACCCGGTGGGAACGCTCACTGCGGCCCCGCAGCTAACCATCACCGACGCTTACGGCTTTACCCAGTTTAGCGATACGACAAGCTTTCACGCAACGAACAGCATCAAAGTGACGGGAAATAGCTATGACGGTCAGTACGTCCATGTGAGCAACGGTGATGTGTTCAGCTTTAACGATGTGGGCGACAACCTGGACAGTTTTTACCTTTACCTTGACCTTGTGAGGTAGCCCAATGGCGTACACAACGGCCAATCACGTTGCCAACCTCGCTATGCGAAGGATTGGCGAGCCCGAGATAAGTGATATCATCTCAAGCCCATCCTCGCCGACTGAGGAAATCCTTAGCGATATTTACGAAATTGAGCGCGACCTCCTACTTGGTGGTCCTCAGATAGAGGATGTCGGTCCTCACAACTGGACATTTGCAAAGCGACACTTTCAACTTGACCTTGGTTCCGGCTATGAAACCAACGAGGGTGAAGAGCAGACGATAACCGATATCACCGCCGCGGCCCCTCCTGTTGTTACTCTGAGCGCAACACCAGCCTTCGATACTAATTTCAACGTGCTGATTACCGATGTTGTCGGCATGACGCAGATAAACGGGCGCATTGTTAGGGCAACTGAGGTTGACTCCGGTAATAAGACGTTCGAGTGCTACGGTTTAGACAGCAGCGATTGGACCGCTTACAGCAGCGGCGGCAAGGTTATACGGCACGAAGTCCTCGATGCTTACTCGGGCGGCTGGGTCTACAAGGTTCCAGCCGACTGCATCAGGCCGATACGCCTTGAACAACGTGGGGCCAGGTGGGAGATCATAGGGCTTGCCGAGCGTGGCGGCAACTCTTACGGATACGAGATGCTTCTGACCGACCACGAAGACGCCAAGATGGTTTATGTCGCAGCGGTAACAGATGTCGCCACCATGTCATTCGAGTTTATCAAGACTTGGGCGGCAAAACTGGCTTATGAGGTATCGGTAGCCTTGGCTAAGAAGGGTGCGGAGCTTGAAAAACTCTACAAGCTTTTCCTTAACGATTACCGGGCTGCGATATCGGTTGACATCCAGCGCCGTAAGCTTGGGTCTCTGGTTTACGATAACAACAGAATGAAATCATTTTGCGGATGGGCCTCTTAATGTTTAAGCGATTAGCTTTTGTTTTCCTTATTTTACCATCACTGGCTATTTCTGCCGACTACACCTACGTTCAGAACAATTTTACAGCCGGCGAGTTAAGCCCCAAAATCTATCAGGGGCGTAGCGACATCGAAAAATACTATACCGGAGCTAAAACCCTCTTAAATTACGTTCCATTACCGCAGGGAGGCATAACAAGGCGTCCAGGCTTCGAGTATGTCGCCACAGCAAAGACCTCTACCGGGATCGTAAAGCTTATTCCATTCGTTTTTTCGCCAGATCAGGCTTACATCCTCGAAGCTACCGATGGCACTTTTCGCTTTTTTGCCAACGGAGGGCAACTCACGGCATCCGCTGCCGGTGACGGACTCCTGCTGCACATGGACGGCTCTAATTACGGCACGACCTTTACCGATAGCGGTAACACCGGCCACGCGGTAACGGCCAACGGCGACGTTGTGACGCTTACCTATTCCAAGAAGTTCGGGACTGCCAGCGCTTATTTATTTAATGATGATGCCTATCTGTCCATTTCTGATCATGCCGACTTCAGCTTGACCGGCGATTTCACTCTTGAGGCTTTCGTTTATCCGAGAATCGGTGGCTCGACCAGTACGATGTCGATCTATTACCAGGAAACCGGAAGCAACGACGATTCGGTGTCCTTTTACCTTTATTCGGATGACGGCGGCTCAACGTGGTCCGTGTGGTTTGTGGTCAAGGAATCCGGTTCAACTGTGGTGTCCATCAATAGCGGGGCAACAACGATATCTCAGGGTACTTATTCACATGTCATGATTCAATGTGACACAAATTATTATACGATGGCCGTTAATGGTATCGGCGTTGCAGGCAATACGGATACGGATCATCCGGCGAATTACACAGGCGATGTGCTAATTGGCTCAACACAGGAGGTGGCCGGCGCGGATGATTTTTACGGCAACATTGATGAGTTGCGTTTGTTAAATGGTGCCGCAGTCTTTACCGCTCCGTTTACACCACCAAGCGCCCCTTATAGCGGAACTGGCGATATTTATGAGGTAGCTAACGGGATAACCGAAGCCAATCTGCCAAGCCTTGATTGGGCGCAGAGTTATGACACAATGTACTTTGCAGGCCGTGGCTTTGCACCACGCAAGCTTACGCGGTCAGATCATGTTGATTGGTCGGCAGCAGCGGTAAGCCTAACGGCCTCGCCCTGGGGTTCGGGAAACTATCCCGGCTCGGCAGCCTTCCATCAGGACAGGCTGTTTTACGGAGGTTCAAATCAATACCCGGCGCGTATATGGGCAAGTCAGATAGGCTCTTACGATGACATGACAACCGGAACCGACGACGATGATGGCTTTGTTATAAATCTGCTTTCAAACGAGTCAGAATCTATACAGTGGCTACGGTCGATGCGTAAGCTTATGGTGGGAACGAACTCTTCCGTATTTGCTCTAAGCGGCGGTGACTTTCAAGATGCTATAACACCGGGCAACCGGGTAGCCTATCGCAATTTTTACGAGGGTGTTGCAGATGTGCAGCCGGTGCTTGTCAACAACTCGCTTATCTTTGTCCAGGCAGACGAAAAAAAACTGAGGCGACTTGAAGCCGCAAAGTACACCTATGAGTCTAATAGCTACCAGGCAACAGATCTTACGATCCTGTCTGATCACTTAATGGCAACCGCAGGGGTTAAGGAGACGGCTTACCAGGCATCCCCATATAACATCCTGTGGTGCGTTCTGACGGACGGTTCCCTGATAAGCCTTACCTACCTGCCGGAACACGAAGTCGTCGCATGGGCGCGTCATGAGAGCGCAGACGGCGAGTTCTTGTCGGTGGCGACAATTCCGAACGTAAACGGCTACGATGAGGTGTGGGTGGCCGTAAGGCGGCTGGTAAATGAGTCATACGTAACTTACATCGAGCGCATGGCCCGGTTCGAGGACTATACCGACATAGCCGATGCGAAATACCTTGACAGTTTCCTTGAATACGAAGGTGGCGGCGTTAGTTCCGTAAGCGGAATGAGTCACTTAGAAGGTGAAACCGTTTACGCTTACCGAAGCTATGATTGGGTGTCCGATGAAGTTGAGAGCGGGGCTGTAAGCCTGCAAGCGCCTGGTCAAATCGGTTATACTTTTACCAAGGCGATTGTCGGATTGCCGTATAATAGCGATTTTGAGAGTGTCTACCCGGTGCCCAAGAACCAGGCGGGAGACCTTGGCCTGCTTACCACCAAGCGGCTTACCAACTTATCGTTGTTCGCAAGGGGTTCTTACGGCGGTCAATACGGAGTTAGTTCGAGCAGCCTGTATGATTTCATCACGCAAACCACGACAGCTTCGGGCATAACCGGACTTGTGGCCGATAAGACTCTAAGCGGAGCTTATACAAGGATACCGAGCGTGTTTATCCGGCAGAACGAGCCCTACCCGATGAATATTGACGCAATCATGGTAGAAATGGACTTAGGCGACTAATGGCGGCATCATTCGGATATGCTGACGGTATCATGGCTCTTGGCTCTATCATCGGCCTCGGCTACCAGCTATCGGCGGCAAGAAGCGCAGAGAGAACGGCAGGCTATCAGGCCGACATCATCAGTTACAACGCAAGATACGTCGATGCCAAAGTTAAGCTTGAACAAGCGCGGATAGACAGGGAAACCCGGCAGATCATAGGGGCTCAAAAGGCTCAGACGGCTGCAAGGGGGATAAGGGGCGATGTCGGCACACCGGTTGAGTTCCAGGTAGAAAGCCGTGTAATGGCCGATATTGACAAGGCGCTTGTCAGGATTTCGGGCGGCATGGAGCGGCTTAATATCTCGACCCAGGCGCTGCTTACCCGGGCGGGCGGGGCGTCTGAGGCAAGCCGCTACTATGGCGGTGCAACGGCCACCTCCCTTGATTACCTGGGGAATCTGCTCAACCGTCATGGATCTTCGCTCAGTAGCCTTTTGAAACCAAAGAGTACGCCGAGCCAGGGCGGTTACACCAGAAGCGACTTGAACGCAATTAAGGGCTGATATGCCACAGTTACCAAGATACGAAAGCAAGCGGCAGTTAACAGGCGGTGGCGTTAATGCCAGTGTCGTAAGAACATCATCGAATATAGCCGCCGCTGGCAACGCCATCAGTGGTGTTATCAAGCAGCGGGCCGAGA